GCTAAAGTAATGCGTAGCGAAGAAGAGATTGCTGCTATGCAAGACCAGCAGGCACAAGAAGCAGAAATGGCAGCACTATTGCAGGCAGCCCCAGTCGTAGCAAATTCAGCAAAAACACTTACTGAAACTGCTCAATTGGCTGGAAGTCAACCAAGTCCATTACCCCTTTAATGCAAAAACTACTCCAGAAATTAAGACAGCGTAAATATTCATACCGTAGGTTATTTCTAACCGAAGACGGCAAATTAAATCCAGATGGCGAGAAAGTCATTGCGGATTTAAAACGATTCTGTAGGGCCAATGCGTCAACAGCGCAGGTAAGCCCTATCAGAGGCGCAATAGACCCCATCGCAATGGCATTAGCAGAAGGTCGAAGAGAAGTATTCTTGCGCATAATGGCCCATCTTCATATTGAAGACAGGGTTCTATTTAATCTAAAAGAGGATGAAAACGATGAGTGAATTAGGGTCAGTAGATACTGGCAACCCTTCTGGAGTTCCAGCAGGCGAGCCAACAGGTAATCCCGCAGGCAACTCTGCACCACAATGGTATGACGCATTACCAGAAGAAACCCGTGGATTAATCCAAAACAAGGGCTGGAAAGACCCGCAAGATGTAATCAGTAGTTATAGCAATCTTGAGAAACTATTAGGCGCAGATAAAGCAGGTCGTGGCCTAGTATTGCCAAAAGAAGACGCTGATGCAGGCGAATGGGGCAAAGTTTATGACCGTCTTGGTCGCCCAACAAGTCCAGATGGATACAAATTACCCGTACCAGAAGGTGATACAGGTGAATTTGCTAAGATTGCTGCAGGTAAATTCCATGAATTAGGACTAAGCGCCAAGCAAGCCGAGCAATTGGCTGATTGGTATAACACCCAGACATCTGGAATGATGAGCCAGTCAGAGCAAGGTTTATTGGCCCAGTCTGAATCGGATATGGCTAGTCTTGAGCAAGAATGGGGTCAAAATTTTGATGCCAATATTGAGGCAAGTCGCCGTGCAGTCCGTGAATTCGGGTTTAATGAGCAGGAATTAGAGGCAATGGAGCGTGGACTAGGTACGGCAAACATGATGAAGAAGTTTGCAGACATTGGAAAACGCCTTGGTGAGTCACAGTTTGTAGAAGGTAAGACCAATGGCAACTTTGGAATGTCACCAGAAGCAGCCCGTGTACGCATTTCCGCACTAAAACAAGACCCAGATTGGACAGCAAAGTATCTTGGCGGTAACGCTGACGCAAAGGGTGAGTTAGAGCGACTAATGAAGATTGGTTACCCTAACTAATGGACACTTGCGAAATTAAAGTAAAGTGCTTAGAATTAGCCCATAGGAGTGACTTGCCACCATTGGAAGTCATTTCTAGGGCGAAATTGTATGAGCAATACATTAACCCAAAGGCAGACTCGAAAGAGCCAAAGACTAGACAAGCTGCGCCAAAGCCCTAGTGACTGACCAAAGGTCAAGGCCGACCCACTTTACGGGTCAAGGAATTCCCTGCACTTGCAGATAAGTGTTCCGAAATTAAAGTAGTTTATTTATTAATTTTTTGGAGAACATTATGTCATTTCAAGTGAATACGCATTTTGTGCAACAATACAGCACAAATGTACAGTTGCTTTTGCAACAAAAAGGTTCAAAGCTGCGTAATGCAGTTACAGTTGGCTCTTATACTGGTAAAGCTGCTAAAGCAGTTGAGCAAGTTGGAGCTGTTTCTGCCGTTAAGCGTACTGCCCGTCATGGCGATACACCATTGATTTCTACACCTGCTGATGCTCGTTGGGTATTCCCAACTGACTATGAGTGGGCTGACCTCATTGATGACCAAGACAAGCTCCGTATGCTTATCGACCCACAGTCTTCTTATGCTCAGAACGGTGCTTACGCATTGGGCCGTGCAATTGATGACGAAATTATCAGCGCAATGTTTGGTACATCCAAAACTGGCGAAAACGGTTCTACTGATACTTCTTTCTTGTCTGCTAACCAGATTGCCCAAGGTTTTGGCGCTGCGTCTGCAACAGGTTTGAATATCGCTAAACTCCGTGAAGCCAAGCGTATTTTGATGTCTGGCGAAGTTGATGTTGATTCTGAGCAGTTATTCTGCGTTATCACAGCACAACAACACGATGACTTATTGGGCGAAGCACAAGCTATTAGCCTTGATTACAACACTCGCCCTGTATTGGTCGATGGTCGTATCACAGCGTTCATGGGCTTTAACTTCATCCACAGCGAGCGCTTGGTTACTGACGGTACATATCGCCGTATCCCTGTATTTGCTAAGTCTGGCCTGCATTTAGGTATGTGGAATGACATCAACACAATGGTTTCTGAGCGTGCTGACAAAGGTTATGCAACACAAGTATATGTAAAAGGTACTTTTGGTGCTACCCGTGTCGAAGAGAAGAAAATCGTTGAAATCAAGTGCGCTGAATAAGGAGAATTAAATCATGGCAACAACATATTCAAATGATATTTCAGGCGCTTATGCAACACCTGCAACTAAAGTAAGTGGCGCTGCAGTTGGTGGTCGTTTACGCCGCCTGCGTGCTGTTATTACTTTGGCTTCACAGGCTGACGGTGATGTAGTAGTCTTGGGCAAATTGCCTGCTGGCTCTATTTTCGCTTACGGCGTACTTAACGCATCTGCTACTTTGGGTTCATCTACGATTGCCGTAGGTATCTCTGGTACTGCTGCTAAGTATCGTGCTGCTGCGGTATTTACTGCTGCTGCTCCTACACTCTTTGGTACATCTACTTCAGTTGATGACAGCCCATTGAGCGCAGAAGAAGAAGTTATTTTGACAAACACTACTGCTGCTTTACCTTCAAGCGGTACTTTGATTGTCGATTTGTACTACTCAGCACCTTAATGTAGTCTGGGGGTGGCTTACGCTGCCCCCATTTTTCTTTGGAGAATTACTATGGCATCACGCTATTACGCATTAGACTTAGGTGGCAGCATTGTTGATGTTGCTGAAGGTTCTTCTACTCAGTCAAAAACAGTTGAAATTGCAATTGATTTGGCCGATGGAGCAAGCCGTCAAGAAGTGTTTAATGCAATTGAAAACATTAAGAATTTCATTCTGCAAGACATCTATCCACCTGCTTAATTAGGAGCAGACAATGGCATCACAAGTTGAGATTGCCAACCGTGCGCTCACCAAACTAGGTGCTGGGCGCATTATTTCGTTTGGTGACGATAATAAGCAGGCCCGTGCCGTATCGTCTATGTTCGACCATGTATATCGCAGCGAAATGCGTACCCATGTTTGGTCGTTTACGATTACAAGGGCATCATTAGCCGCATTAACGACAACTCCATCATGGGGTTATTCTTATGAATATCAGCTGCCATCAGATTATTTGCGTCTTTTGCAAGTAGGAGAGATATTCACAGGCGTATTCCTAGATGATTATGTCAATACTGATACTAAAGAGTACGCAATTGAGCAGGGCAAAATCCTGACCGACTTGGGCGCTCCATTAAAAATTAAGTATTGTGCAGATATTTCAGACACAAGTATGTGGGATGTAACATTTGTAGAAGCAATTGCATCCCGTCTGGCGTATGAATTGGCTGAAGATTTAACCCAGTCCAATAGCAAGAAAGCAGACGCAATGACTGATTATCAGCGTGCAATGAGTGCTGCTATTCGCTCCAATGCTATTGAAGTGCCACCGCAGCAGATGGCTGACAATACTTGGATTATGTCGAGGATATGACCTTAATCTATGTTGAACGGGAATCGCATACATCTGACGCTAGGTTAGTAACTCCTACCGTACATTTGCGCAATGACACTCAAGTAATTGCAGGCGCAAACCAACCATTAATTACCCGTGATGGGCAGACTCAAGATGTTATTGATGGCCGTGCGTTTTATGCTTATAAAATTCATACATCTGCAGCAACATTAGCCGATGGAGCAAGCATTGATATTGTGGTTACATCATCTGCAGGAGTAACTGTAGGCATTGGATTTGCAGCACAATGCGGCGGTAATGCAGAAATAGCTATTTATGAGAATGTTACCGATATTGTTGGTGGTACTGTATTTGTGCCATTAAACCGCAATCGTGCATCTGCAGCAGTAAGCACAACTGGCGCATTAATTAACCCATCTAGCGTAACTTTAGGCCCTGTAATCTATCAAGATTTAATCCTTGGAGGGACTACAGGAAACTCTGCAGGCGCTACAGTTCGTGGTGATTATGCCCTTTTAGATGATGTGTCGTATTTATTCAGATTAACAAACACGGCAGGCAAGTCTGAAGTTGCTGAGCTAATGGTTCAATGGATTGAATAATGTCAAAAGCAAGCCCGATACAAACCTCGTTTAATGCTGGTGAATTTTCCCCGACTCTTGAGGGTCGTGTAGATGTAGCTAAATATGCGTCATCTTGCCAAAACATTATTAACTTTGTACCAATGGTCCAAGGCCCTGCAAAGCGCAGGTCAGGCACAAGATTTGTAACCGAAGTCAAAGATTCAGATGTTCAGACTTGGCTGCTTAGATTTGAATTCTCTGAAGACCAAGCCTATATTCTTGAATTAGGCGATTATTACATTCGTTTTTATACAAACCATGCGCAATTGGTTACTGGTTCAGTCACAGCGTGGCTTACTGGTACAGCGTATGTTGTAGGAGATTTGCGCACCAATGGCGGAATTAATTACTATTGTGAAGAAGCCCACACCTCGGGGACTTTCGCCACAGACTTAGCAGCGGGGAAGTGGTATGCCTTGTCTGGCGCAATTTATGAGATACCTAGTCCGTATGCTGCAGCTGATTTGACCGACTCATTAGGTCAGTTAAGACTGCGTACAGTTCAGTCTGCAGATGTTGTGTACATGGTTCACCCTGATTATCCACCGCAAAAGCTGCAGCGATTTGCAGCAACCAAGTGGATTATTGAAGAGCTATTGACTATTGATGGTCCATTTGAGGATGTTGACCCAGAAGAAACGGTTACAGTTTACGCATCAGCAGAAACAGGTACAGTCACTTTAACCTCATCATCTGGCATTTTTGAAGCTGGTGATGTAGGAAGTTTATTTTATCTTGAGCAAAAGCTGGTAGATATTGTTACTCAATGGGAATCAGGCAAGTCAATTACAGCAGGAAACCGCAGAAGGTCAGATGGCAAAACTTATGAGGCCATTAACTCTGCAACAACTGGCGTAAACAAGCCGACTCATTCTATTGGCTCACAATATGACGGCGATACTGGCGTTTTATGGGCGTTCCGTGATGCAGGTTACGGCCATGTACGCATTACTGGCTATACAAACAGCACTACAGTTACAGCAGAAGTCATTACCCGTATTCCATCAGCAGCAGTAGGCTCTGGAAATGCGTCAACCCGCTGGGCATTTGGTAAGTGGTCAGATGTTAACGGTTATCCAGAGCAAGTGACATTCTTCCGTGAGCGACTTTGCTTTACTAAAGACCAAGATGTAGAAATGTCAGTCGTTGGCGACTTTGAAAACTTTGCCCGCAAGAATAGCAGCGGTGAAGTAGTAGTTGACCAAGCCATTTCTATCCGTATTAGTTCAGACCAAGTAAACAAGGTCCAATGGTTATCAGCGTCTAAGGGTTTACTCTTAGGCACAGCAGGCGCAGAGTATGTAATTAAAGAATTAACGACTAATGAGGCATTTGGGCCAACCAATGTGACGGTAGTTAATCAGTCCCCATTTGGTTCTAGGGAAGTAATCCCAGTCCAAGTAGGCGAGGCCATTCTATTTGTGCAGCGTTCTGGCCGTAAATTGCGTGAATTGATGTACGACTTTGGTTCAGACCAGTACAAGTCAATTGATACTACAGTTCTATCCGAGCATATTACCTATGGCGGCATTGTAGATATGGCTTATCAGCAAGAGCCGCACAGCGTAGTATGGTGCGTGCGTGCAGATGGCGTATTGTTAGGATTCACTTACAATAAAGAGCAGGATGTACTTGGCTGGCATAAGCATCAAATTGGTGGCTCTGGAATTGTGGAATGTGTTGATACTATTCCTAACCCAGATAAGGACCAAGACGACTTATGGATGATAGTAAAGCGTACAATTGATGGTACGACTAAGCGCTATATTGAGTATCTTGAAAAAGACTATTC